ATGGTTTTATCTTTGGATTTTTTGTGTTAGCATTATCAAATACCTTAGGCGCATAAGATATTCTAGGTATATCAATAATACTTTCTTTAAATGTTTTTATCATCTTCTTCTCAATTTTCTCTCTGTAGCCATCCATCTTTTTGCAATGTAGCTGCTAATTTTATTTCTTAATAAACTTGAAACTCCTTTACTCACCTTATTCATAGTAATGGTTGTAAGTTCTTTATCACTTATATTGTTATCAACAATAATCATACTACTTCTACCAAATAAATTTTGGAATTTACCTATGTTTGCTTGTACAGTTTCCCATGACCTCTTTGTAATATATTCTGGTATAGTTCTTTCTCTTTGTGCATTTCTCATCAATGCAACTTCTAAAGTTGAGTTAACAAATACCATATAACAATCATAACCTAACTGTTGTAATAGACCTGTTTGATATTTAATCTTATCATAATCTCTACCAGTACCATCAATAACCATACCTAATCTACCCATAATAGCCATATCTAATATTTTACCACTAGTTGCTTTTGCTCTTGCTCTTAACATATCTCTAGCTTCTGTTTCACTATCAGGCATTTTCAAAGATAAATTATTTTTCTTTAATGCATGTTCAAAAGCAGCGTCTGAATTAATTACTTTTAAACCTGTACCACCAAATGCACTAGCAGTTACAAAAGTTTTACCTGAACCAGGACCCCCTGCTAAAAAGAAAGCCTTAAATATATGTGGGTCATATAAACCTTCTTGTAAATCTTGAAATCTTATGTCATCAAATTTTTTCATTGCGTTTTATCTATAATAGTCTTTGCTATTTCCTCTTTAGTTCCACCCTCTGCTTTAATTTTAATTAACTCATCTTTATAATAATCTAAAAGTGGTGCTGTTTCTTTTTCAAATACTTTTAATCTGTTTAGAATAATATCTGGTTTGTCATCTGCTCTACCTCTGGCTGTTAATCTTCTAATAACTTCTTCCTTTGATACATCAAGGTAAATAACATAATCATATTTAATTCCTGCTTCTTCCATTTGTTTTGCTTGTTCAATATTTCTAGGAAAACCATCAAATATATAACCCTTTTGAGTATCTGGTTTTTCCAATCTATCTTGTACAGCCTGAATAACAGTATGTGTAGGTGCAAATTCACCTTTTGCTAATAAAGCTTTCACAATATCATTGGTCTTTGCCAACTTTCTCATCATATCACCAGTATAAATGTGTGGTATGTCAAGTTTCTTTTCTAATATTTCAGAGTAAGTAGATTTACCTGAACCAGGTCCACCAATCATAATGATTCTTCTTCTACCCATTGCCTCAAATATATAATCTTTAAAACCTTTCATTACCACCCTTTAGGCATTGTAAAATTCTGCCTACTAAATTCTAATCTATCTACCAGTTTAACTGCACCTGCAACCTTATCAACTGCAACATAACCCTCTGGTGCTGTCACTCTATAACCTTTATTAGTTCTTATAAAATGTCCTATACTTTGTATTTGATTCATCTTCTGCAATAATGTAGTCTTACAATTACCTAATGTAATGTGACTAGCAATTGCAAAGTATAAGGCAGTTTGGTTTCTATCAATAAATCTTAAACCATCTTCTTTTGCTTTAATATATTTCTCTTTACCTTTAGGTGTTTTTCTTGAGTCAATCTCTGCCTGTAAAGTATTAGTATAGTAATCTTTAAACTGTACCTGCATAGTTCTAACTTTTTCCATACCACTATTAGAGTTTCTAATAAAAAAATTAAAGAAAGTTTTTAATCTAAAACCAACTGATAATTGGTCTTGTGTTGACTTACTCATTAAATCTAAAATAGGTCCTGCTTTTCTTAATGAACCTTCAGCCATCCGTATTTGTGCGTCAAAATTATTTAATTCTGGTTTAGTGAACATAACAGCCGTATCTTTATAACCAGCACTTGCTAAAAATATATTTCTGTTTGATGAACCTGTTACTGTACCAAAACTAGCAGACAGGTTACTCATAGTTCTACCAGAGTATTGTGTATGAAATACTATACCCATTTTTGCTCTGTTAATTCTTCTACCAATATCACTATTAACTGGTACTGCGTATGTAATGGTATTAGGTGTAAAAGAAATCATCTTTTCACCATCTATTGAAATTGATTTAAGGTCATTTGTAAATAACAAATCGCCTTGTAAAATACCTTTGATGTTTAATCTTGAAAGATTTGCTAGACAAACGGAAAGTTTTTTAGCAACCACACCGCCATGGTTTCTATTAATATCTCTTTGTGTATAATTGATTTTGGGAGTAACATTGAATACTGATTTAGTACCAACGAAGAATTTACCGTTTTCAGGATTGACACCACATATAATAGCTGGAGCCCCGTCCCATTTAACAGTAATATTTGTTGTGCTACCGGAACTAGCAGCCAGCATATTTCTAACTGACTTTAAAAAGTTGATAGCATTGTCGCCACCTACGGCACCTCTATTGATTATATCATCTTCTAGGTGTTCTAGGTGGGTGTTCTTATCGTTTGTAAGAAACCCTTTAAAATTAAACATTTTTTTCTCTCATTTTTATCCATTATACCAAAGTACATTCCATTTGTCAAGCAAAAAATTGTCGCAGCCCCATTATATAATCACACCATTATTTATATAAAATACTATTCTAATTTCATATAAGGACCACTAAAACTAGCTTTAGAGGCAGAATATAAAAATAAATCTGTCATAATCTCATCTTGTTTTCTTTTAGGTTGACTAGTAACTCTATCTACTAGTATTAAACCTAGATATTTTGAATATCTCCAAGGTAACCCTTGCTGGTTCCATCTCGCTATGAATGCTTTTTGGTTAGGTGGTAAACCTTTTGTTTTTAATTTCTTAGCAGTATTATAAAATTCAGTAAAGTAACCTGCGTTAGGGGTGCTAGCCATTCTGGCAGATACTTGACTTTCAGGTATCTTTTTAACACCATTTTGTTCTAAAATATAATTGATAGGACCAAGAGATACTTTACCTTGGTTTGCTGTTGTACCTTTACCTTCTCCTTGCCAACCTGTAAGAGATGTTCCACCAAATGACCTGAATTGTAATTTACCTTTTGTGTGTTCAAGATAAACATCCATACTATCAAACATATCTTTCTTACTAGCAGCTACAACTTGGTTGCCTGTATAACCAACCGTGTGTACATTACCTTTAATATTATTCTCTGTGTGTTTTGCTTTCGCACCTTCTATTTTTTTCAATGAAACACCAACAATATCTCCTGATTTATAATACTTCAACATTATACTATTTAATTTCTGTAATGTTGACGCTTTATTAATTTCAGTTTTTACAACATCTAAACCTTTATAAGTGAACATATAAATGTCGGCAGGTGACCATTTGTTTAAATTACCAAAGGCCTTTTCCATTCTATTAATTCTTTTAAATGAATTCTCAATTATACCAACTATGTTTGAACCTCTATGAAACTGGTATCTTCCTTTAAATTTTTTTCTTAATTCATTTGCCCCTAATACAGAAGACTTATGCCATTCAGCTGGCAAATCTAACAACAATTCAAAATTGGCAGTAACATCACAATATTTAAATGCGTCTTGAAAATCTTTTTTAGTTATTTTTTGGTTTACTTTTATATCTTTTCTATAGATATAATAAACTAAAGCTGCATATAAACATTGAGCGGACTCATTTCTATCTGTTTCTTCAGCACCACCACCTGAACCTTTTCCACCACCAAAATCACTAGACTTAAATATATCTGTTACTTTTAACAACTGACCATTATTTGCTTTAAATACTGGTTGCCCTCTGTAAGTAGTCCTAATGTCTGCTATCTGACCTTTTTTAAAAAGACCTTCTATATCCTTGTCTATGTATTTTAGATTTACTTCTTTATTAATAGAGTTAATTGTAAAGGTATCTTTAGATTTAATTTTAGTTACAACTACGGTCCACCTGGGTACATTTGTACCAGGTAAGTCTTTTAATAAATCGTCATAAGATAAAGCAGCCATTTTCTCTCCTTATACTATTTATATATAGATTTGGCAACTAGTTTATAAGAGTGTTGTAGTATAGATATAATTCCAAAACATTTTTGGTAGACCACCATTCTCTTGCCAGACTTTGTGTTTGTCTTGAAATTCTGCTAGTTTTTTAGCGTCTTCTTCAAAGAAATATTTGGCAATAATATTATTGGTAGGTTGTTCTCTTACTCCCCATAATATTTTCTTACCTTCTTTTATCATCTGTACAGAATAAGTAAGTTTCTGTTTCATTGTATAAGGTCTTCTATCGCCTCTATGAAATCTAACTTGCTGTTTTTTCACCATGTCCAACTTATATAAGAGTAACGAGTACCTTTTGTTACCGGTTCTACTTTATGGGGGTACATAAAATTACTAGGAAATATTATAATATCACCTTTTGATAAGTCTGTTTTTTCATCTATTAGATAAAACTCACCACCCTCATAGTCATCATTTAAAATTCCTAATACACTTAATATAGGAATACCTCTTCTTTCACCATCAAACATTGATTGTATATGGTCACAATGTAATGCCATCTGTTTATTTTCGGCATACTTATTAAATCTTACATGAGTATAACCTTGATACTGGTTGAACCAAGGCATATTTAAATCTTGTACATATCTGTATGCCGTATCATCTACTAAATTATTTAAAGTTTTTTTAGTTGATGTATTACCAAAACTCATAGCTAATTCTTTTGAGCCACTTCTTGGTGCATTTGTCTTTGTAACAGGATTGTAAAAATTATGTTCTTGAAATTCTAGTGTGTCCATTTCTTTTACAGTTTGGTCACATATCTCATCTGATACTACACCTCTATATAACTTTGCATAATGCATTAATTCGTGTTGTGTGTTCATACTTTAAAATCACTAAACTTATCGTAAGCGTCTTCTTTATTATCTTTTTGGTTTGCGTCAACTATTTGTTGATGTTGTTGTTGTACATCAAACAATCTCATTTTAGACCTATCAACACCTATAATAAATGCACGGTTAATACTAGGGTCATTGTATCTATTTTTTAATTGTTTAACTTTCATTTGACCTAATTGTTCTAACTCTTCATTTGAAACTAAAGCAAACATGAAGTCGGCAGTTGCTGGTAAACCAAAAGATTCAGCAGTATCTTCAAGTCCTATATCTGTACTAACAAAACCAGTTCTGGTTGTTTGTGTAGCAGAAAATATTGGTACATTAAATTCTACAGCCAAACCTCTTAGCTCTTCAGCAATTGCCTTAACATAGAAGTATGATGAAATATTGCCACCTTTAAATCTACTTGAAGCACAAATGTTCAGATAGTCTATAAAGATAACATCCGGTCTAAAGGATTTTTTTAATGCCAATTCATTCATCAAAGCTTTAAAGTGACCACTATGAGCAGCCGCTGTTGGATATTCTTTAATGATTAATTGGCCTTGTGTCTTTTCTCTTAACTTGGTAATCTTGCCTTCATATAATTGTTGAGGCATATCATGGAGGTCTTCCATTGTAACATCTAATAAGTTGGCGTCTATTCTTTCTGCAATTCTTTCCTCTGCCATCTCCAAAGTAATATACAATACATTTAAACCTTGTAGTAAATAACTTGAAGCAACATGACACATAAACAAAGACTTACCAACACCTGTACCTGCCAATGCAATGTTTAATGTCTTACTTGGAACACCACCTTTGGTAATTCTATTCATATAATCCAAATCAAATTGGTATCTCTTCTCTTTTGTATGGTAAAATTTAAATCTTTCATCAGCGTCTTGTATATAATCGTGACCAACTGACTTGTCAAATGATACTGCTAATGCCTCTGATAAAATATGTGGTATGGACTCTGGTGTTCTTGTCTTATCTTTCTTGTCTAATATTTTAATACCACTTAATACTGCATTATGAACGGCACGGTCTTTACAAAATTTCTCTGTAGTTTCAGTTAACCATTGTTCATCTGACTCTGTATCTTCTATCTTGGAAACATAATCTTTTATATGGTCTAATTCTTCTTCATTAATATCTCTTCTTTGACCAAGTTCAATTAGAATAGAGTCTTTTGTAGGAAGATTATTATACTTTGTAATAAATTTAAAGACTTCACCATACAATAATTGTTCTACACGATTACCAAAATATTCTTCTTTGATAAAAGGTAAAACTTTTCTAGTGTACTCTTCTTTAAAAAATAAACTAGATAATATTGTCTGTTCAATCCTGGATTGCTGAGCCATCTTTTAATTTTTCCTCTAATAATTCAATCAAAATATCACCAATATAATTGATAAACTTTTGGTTTTCAAGTAAATCTAAATCATTGGGATTTTTATCTATTGTGTAGTCAAATTTCATTGGCAGTTTGCCGTCAGGTTTTTTCTCTGACTCTGGTGCAAACGCAACCCTACCGTAATGGTAAATAACATCTTTGTATTTACCCTCTGTAATTTTTATACAAGAATAATCTGTGCCTTCTTTTTGGGCAAAGGTATATCTTTTATTCGTCTTGTCCGTAGGTGAATTTTTTTTGGGCATATTCATCAATTTGTTTTAATATTTCCTTTGTAAAATACTTGTCGGGGTTATCATTTATTTGTTTACCAAATACTTTGCTACCGTCTGGTGTTTCAAATCTTGTAGATACTTTCTTAAAGATACCTGCCTCTTCAGCAAGTTCTAAAAGTCCATAATGTCTATCAAGACCTTCTTTATAGGTTAACTTAACATCTATCATGGCGTTTTCTTTTGTTATTCTTGACTTGTATGTTTTACAATGTATAATATTTCCAACTACCTCTGTACCGACTTTTTCTTTTCGTTTACTTAGATAGATGATTGATGAAGCAGCGTATTTCAAACCTGAACCGCCACCCATTTCTTTTTGTGGGAACATGGAACCAATCACATCATAAGTGTGGTTGGTCATAATCATAGGCACTTTTGCTTGGCCTAATTTAAGTGTTAAAACTCTGAATGTAGATTTGACAATTTGTGACCTTGTCATATCTCTTGTTTCTTTACCAGCAGCTGTGTCTTCCATTTCTTTTGTAGTAGATAACATACCTAAACTATCTAATACAAACATCATTGGTTTTCT